TGTTTTCGAGCTTGCCCTGAGCCGCCGCGAGCTTTTCAGCGTCGGCGACGGCTTGGTCGGTGGTATTTTTGGTGTTCGCTAGTTCGGTATTATATTTCTGAATGTTCTCTGTGGCGAGCTTGAGCGCGGCCGGGGCAGATATTCCATAAAGCTCCTTGGCGATTGCGTTAAGTTGTGCAGCGCTAAGCTTTCCATTTTTCACGATCGTTAAAAAGCTTTGATCAATGAAATTGGATGCTGCGGCGGCGTCGCCTTTGAACCGCGCGACATCCACGATCAGTATTTCATAGAGTTTGGACAGGTCGAACGCCGCGTCTTTCTCGCCGCCGCGCTGCGCGATCGGACCCGTGCCGAGCAGCCGCGCCCGCTGTTGTATCAGCTCCTCTCGTGCTGCTTGAGCTTCCCGGGATTGATCTGGAAGACGGCCGATGCGCCGCTTTTCCAGTTCCTCAAAGTTGGCGGCTTGCTTTTTTATTGCCGCGTTTATGGCGTCTTCGCTCTCACCAGCGGCGCGCCCGATGCGCTGCGCGGCCTCTACGGAAGCGGGCGAGCGCGCCGTCTCCCGCGCCAGATCGCGGATCTTGGTGATGCGCTCGATCTGATCGTCGAGTTCCTTCGTCATGGTTCGCAGGCCGCCGATGACGGCGGCGCCGACGAGGCCGCCGGCAAAGCCGCCGCCGAAGCTGCTGACGAGCCGCCCGAAGTTGTTGGCGCTGAGGCTGATGCGGCGGAACTGGACTTCGGTGCGCCGGCCGGCGGCGGTCACCTGGTCGAGCGCGCCGGCGGTGCCTTTTAGCGCGCGGTTGGCACCGACAATGCGATCCTCAAGTGTTCCATATTGCTTCGACAGGCTTTCGGCGAGGGCGACATCGCCTTTCTTGACGGCGGCGCTGATCTGCCGGCCGAGCTGCTTCAATTGCTCCTGGGCGAGCTTCAGTTCCCCGCGGAACGGCGCGGCATTGGCGCCGATTGTCCAGATGAGGTTCTCACCAGCCACGGCTTGCTAAGCTCCGGTCAATTCTCGGACGGTGCGCTGGATCTGATCGGGTTCGCTGCGAGCCGCGTTCGCGCCGTCGATCAGACGCTCGGCGCGCTCGACCTTTTCGCGATCGAGGCCGAGCAGCATCCAGGCAAAGATCTGCCGCGGCGTCATCGCCCAGATCGCCTCGGCGGGATGGCCCCAGACAACTAGCTGCTCAATCGCAGCGGCGAGATGACTGCCGGCCGCATGTCGTTGACGGCCTCTTCCTCGGCCTCTGGCGCCGGCTCGGGTTGGGGCTCGGCCAGCGCGATCGAAGGGCGGAAGGTGAGCTTGACGATTTCGCCGGCCAACCCGAGCACGACGCTGGCCGGCAATTTCGCCGCCTGCCGCTCGTATTCGCTGTCGTTGTGGTGCCCCAAGCCGGCCGCGATAAGCGCAGGCAGCGCCTCGCTGGCTCGGAACATGCCGTCATTGCCTTCGATGACGCCGAGAAACGCGGGGTATTTCTTGGCGATGTCGGCAAGCTCGGCCAGCGCAACGCCGGTGATCTCGAACGGCAACGACTGCCCGTCATGCGACTCGATCGTCACCGTGATCGTCGGGCGCTTCGGTACGAGATCGAGAAAGCTGATCGGCATGCGGTTATGGCCCCGCCGTCGCGAGCAGCGCCATTTGCAGGTTCGCCGCGGTGAACTCGTCCATGATCATGTGGACTTCGAGCGTCTGCTGCACGACCGGCGAGAAGTCCTTTTTGCGGATGCCGCCGACGCGGTGGTTCCAGTGGTCGAGGCGCTCGACGGCCGGCGTCAACTCGAACGTGTTGACGTTGCCGACATCGCGCGGCGTGAGGTCGCCCTCGCCCTTCCAGGTTATCATCCCGGTGCCGATGTAGTACGCGTCGGTGCTCGGGCTCACCATCGCGTCGTCCGGGTGCAGCAGGGTGCCGAACGAGCCGGTGACGGGATCGGCGAGCACGTCGCCGGTCAATTCGATCTGTCCCCACTCGTCCTGGATAAAGCCGAGCGCGCCGGACGGCCCGAACTGCACCAGCGGCAGGGTGATGGTGACCTTCGGCCCGATGTCGTTGGTGCCGGTGAACACCAGTTCACCTTCGATCTGGGATTGCAGCCCGATGTTCAGTGTGCTTGCGGCCATCTCGTTGCTCCTCCTAAAACTTGGTGAATTCGCGCAGTGTCTCGCCGATGATCGCCTCTAGCTCGACCCGTGCCCGCGGGCGCATCGCGGCGCCCGGGCCGCGCAGAAAGCGGCGTGCCGTGATGTGCGGGCGTTGGCGCCTGTAGGCCGCGACCGGCCCGGTGTTCCGCCGATAGCCCCTCACCGGAACCGGACCGCTGCGGCGCTTTCCCGGCGCGCCGTATTCGAGTGCGCCGAACGCGGCGCCGAGGCGTGAGGTTTTGCCGGTCGGCAATATCCGCACGCGGCCACGCACGAAGTCCTGCCGGACATCAACAAACCGCCGCGTGGCGGCGCGCAGCCGCCCGGTTTGAACCGGCTCGCGAGCTTTGACTTGCGACAGCAGCTGCGTCGTCAGTTGGGTGATCTTGACTTCGAGCCGGCGCTTCAGCTCGTCCGGCATCTTGTCGAGATGCAGGATCAGGCTGTTGACGTTGGAATCGATGCTGACGTTGAGGCCGCTCACGCCGCGAGATCGTCCAAGCGGAAGGCGTAAACGAAGGTCAGGGTGATATCGAGCCGGTGTTCCTTGGCTTCGGCATCGGGCGGCAGCACGACGCAGCCCTGATAGGTGATCCGGCCGGTGGTGCCCACGGCATCGCGCAAGAGTCCGTCCGGCAGCACGGCGGCGACGATGGCGCTGCGGTAGCGCGACAGCAGCACGCCGGGATCGGCGGTGCCGCCGGCGCGGATGTAGACGCTGATCCCCGGCGACAATTCCATGCGCTGGATTTCGCTGTGGCGCACCGTCTCCGGCTGGTTCAGCATCGTCTCGATGCCGTCCTGGATGATGACGGCGGGCCGGGCATTGCTCGGTACGTCGAGCGCGTTGCGCACCACCGCGGTAATGCCGCTGACGGACGCGCACAGCGCCGCCAGACGCGACAGAATCACCTCGCGCTGGTCAGCCACGGCAGAGCAGGTTCACGCGGCACAGCGCGCCGCCGTAGGACAACGGCGCAATCTCGGTGATGTTGGCCGGGTTGCCGTCGATCAGGATGATGTCGTCGCGCGACGGGACGCCGAAGCTGCCGAGGCCGGTCGGGCTGAGCACGACGCGGATTTCCTGCGACTCACCGGCTTCCAGCGATTGCGGCCCGAAGTTGCGCACCGCCGCCGGCGCCTCGACCTGTTCGGAGATCGTGTTGGCGCCGGTCACCGGATCGACCGCGGTGCGCTGCAAGGTGACCGTCTGGCCGTAGCCGGCGATCGCCGCGTCGAGTCGGGAGATCAGGGTCTGCGGGGTCACAGCGACCAACTGACCCGATACGGTGTCAGCCACTCGCGGACCGCGCCCGGCATCGAGCTTGTCCCGGTATCGCCGGCACGAGAATCCGCGCTCCTGCCATAAATCTGGGTAATGAGGTCGGGAATTGTCTCCGACCGCAGGTTCGGATCGCGCCCGACGACAGCGTACCTGTCTGCGATCCACTCCAGGCATGCGCCCTGCACATCGGCCGGGATCGGATCGAAACCGGCGGTGTAGTCGACCACCAGCGTCGCGGTGTTCCAGGCATAAGGCGCCGCCGACCCATCGAGCCGGTAGAGGCTGCCGGCCTCGGGATAGACTTCGAGGTATGCCGGGTCGAGCGCCACGCCCGCTTCGGTGACGGCGACGAGCGGCACGCCGGCAACGTCAACCGCGATCGGATATTGCCGGGTTATGAACGGCTCACCGTAACCGCCGTAAGCATTACGGACCTGATCGCGATAAACCTGCTGGACGAATACGCGGTCGCAGTAATTGGCGATCGCCGCCGAGGTCGCGCTGATGTGCTGGCTGATCTGCGCGTCTTTCGAAGTGTCCGCCGGGTCAATACCGAGCAATGCCTTGGCCTGGTCGAGCGTCACCAGATCGAGGCTCGTCGCCGGCGTGATGACGCGGGTGATGCGGTAGTAGTTCACCGGGCGAGCCGCGACAGCAGCGGGTAGAGATCGCAGCCGAGCGCGCTGCCGTCGCCAAAGCGCAGCGTCAGCATGCCCTCGGGATCGACTTCAAGCGCGGTCGCCACCGGCCCCGGCGGCCCGCGCTCGCCCCGCTCGCCGGGCTTGCCTGGCTTGCCGTACCCGCCCTGCGCCGCGAGCATCTGCCAACCCTCACCGGGGCACGGACCCGGACCATCGACCCGCGCCGCAAAGCTCGCGCCGTTGAGCATCACAACGTCGAGCACGCGATACTCGGATGACGGGTTCCACGTCCCACGGATCGTGAAGCTGCGCCCTTCGCCGCCCGGCTCGCCTGGCGGCCCAGGAATGCCCGGCTCGCCGGGCGGTCCTTGCATGCCATCGCCAGGCTCGCCCTTGTCGCCGCGCTCGCCCGGCGGCCCTTGTGGCCCGATTTCGCCGTCCTTGAGTTCGGCGAGGCGCGCCGTGATCAGCCGCTCGACGCGCAACTCGGCCTCGGCCCACGCCGCCCGCATGTCTGACGCGAGCGCCGCCATCGTCAGCTTCAAGTCCCGTTCGATACGGGCGGCGTCCGCCGCCAGTTCGGCGGCAAGCGCCTCAAGCGGCCCGGCGGCGTTCGGCACGGTAGGCAAGGACTGCCCGTTCTGATGCGTGTTCATCGGTCTTTTGCGCTGCGTCGGCGGGAGGTTGTGGCGTATCCGGCGGCGGCAATGCCGCCTGCGGCGTCGGCGGCTGCATGTCGCTGCCATAGCTCAGCGGGACGACCTGCTGCTGCACCCGCGGTTCAGATCCATGACCGCCCGGTACAGCCGGCAGGTCTTCGGATGCGCGCGCCTCGTCGGGACTGTAGATGCCGCTGATGACACCGCGCGCCAGCGCCTCGATGCGCTCGCGATAAGCCGAGCGCAGCAGCGCCCGGGTATCGAGTTCGAGATATTCGTCCGGCACGCCGCGAAGCTGAAAGAATTGCCCGAAGGCTTCCTCAATGTGACTGAGCGTGAACCCGAGCCCGGTGCCGATCCACGACTGCATCAATAACTCGGTGTTGGCGTAGGTTGTGCCGCCGATGCCGAGGATTTGCAGCGGTATCCGCATCGCCAGCGCGATGTTCTGATCGCTCATCTTGAGCATTTCGGCGAGTTGCGCGTCGACCGCGCTTGTCGCGATCGGCTGCGCCTTAAGCCCGTGCGTCAGGATCGGCGTGCGCCCGGCAGCGTCGCCCTGTGTCTGGTGATCCCACCACTGCCGCAGTTCCTGCGACTGCTCGCGCTTCATCGGCAGATCGGTAGTCAGCAGAAAGCTCGGCCGCGCCTGGTTCAGATAGAACGCGATCTGTTGGTTGAGCGCCGCATCCGACATTGCCAGATCCAGCGCCGCCGCCATGATCGGACTCGCGCCCTTGAGCGGATGCCGCGGCGTATGCAGCCGAATGTGCAGCACGTCGCGCGCCGGCACCGGATACGATAAATCCAGCCGTTGCTCGATGATCTCGTTGCCCTGTAGCGAATAGAAGATGCTGCCGTCCTCGGCCACCGTCGCCGAGCCTTCGCGCATCAGGTGCAGTTCAATGATCTCGGCACGTGCGTTGCGCACCGCGAGTGCAAACGTCTCGCCGCGCTCATACAGCCGCCGCGTCAGGTTCAGCAAAAAATCGCTGATGCTCTGGTAATCGTTCGGCCGCCGCATGATGCGCGACAGCGCCGAATTCGTCACCCGCTCGCGCCCGCCATTGGACAGGCTGCGCCAGTGGTCGCCGGGGCACATCGGCACCGTCTGGCTATAGGCGCTGATGCACGCCTCCAGCATGGCGCTGCGCCCCGTGTAGGGTTGGAGGTTGTGACCCGACTGCCACCAGTTGAGGTAGCGTCCGGCGCTGGCGCTGAGCCAGCCGCCGGACAGCATGTAGGGGCCGGGCCGGTATTGTCCCTCAACTGCCCGCGCCTTCCAGGGAATGACGCGGGCGAGCCAAGCCGTGTTCATCAGCGGGTCGTGTAGCCGCTGCCGGTTTGCGGATTCATCGCCCGCTGGCGTTGCTCCAGTTGCTCAAGTTCGCGCTTGTGCCTCGCTTCGAGCGCGTCGCGCTCGCGCTTTTGCACTTCTGCAGGAGTTTCAGGCGGCGACGCTTTGGTCGGATCGTAAGTTCCCTCGGCCATCTGGTCGAGTTCCGCCTGCGTCGGGGTTGCCGGTGGTGGGGTCGGCTCGCTCAGCGGCTCAACGCCCTGTCGCGATGCGTGGTGCTGACGCGGTTGCGCCGGCTGCTCAGGCGCCGGGTGTTGCTCGTTGCGGCTTTGCATTTACTTTCTCCTCATGGCACTTCGATGGCGATCGCAAAATCGCGTTTATCCCATTGGATCACCGGGAAAGAGCGCGTCCCCGACCGCACTTTTAGAAACGCGACGGCGCGCAGGTAGTCCGACAGCGGCGCCACGACGACGGCGCTGCCGGGTACCACCGGAATGACAATTTCCTTGCCGTCCATCCCGACCAGGTCGTTGTAGCCCTGCCCGTCCGACGAGATTTGGAATGACAGGTTTCCGCCGCTCCAGGCCGCCGGCATCGTCAACCGGACAATCGCCCCGGCGGTGCAGTCCAGACCGTCCGAGAGCGATTGTCCGGGCTGAATGACCGGCCCGTTCAGTACTTGGAGCGGCATCTACCAGGTCACTCCCGACATCCACTGCACCATCCCGGTGCGGCGCATCGCCCAAGTCGTCGGCAAGATGAGCCGCAATGCGAGTTGGTTGGTCTGGTACATGCTCTCGACCGGAGCGGCGACGACATTCGGGGTACCTGGTGTCGAGATATTGGCCGGCGCCGTGTCCTCGATATGCAAGGTCGCCTCCTCGCTGACCATGAACTCGGGCGTTCCCATGACGCTGACGAAATCGGCGGCATCGATCATGTAAACCGTGCCGGCCGGCACCACCGTCGACTCGATGATGGTGAGTCGATTGGTGAACTGCTCGGTCCAGTTAAACCCGGTATTGCCCGGCCCCGGCGTCATCATCAACCCGAGTGCCTGCGCCGGGTTGATCAGCATCACCAGCCGCTCGCCGGCATTGACGTTGTAGAAGGGCGCCGTCAGCAGCTTGAGATCGCCGAGGATCGCGGCATAGCCGCCGCCGGCCGTAGGGGTGAGAGCCGCCACGCCGTTGATCAGACCCGCTGGCCTGGTGCTGCCGCTGCCGCCGCCGGCAACGTTGTCGATCAGGAGCGTGTCGAGCATCAGCCCGGTCTTGCGGATGATCGCGTCGCGCACCAGCCCTTCCAGGCTTGGGTTGCTGTAGGCGGCGATCTCTCGGCTGTAGCGGGTTATGACGCCGACCTTGTGCGGATATAGGCTCAGCGACGTGAAGCCCATGCGGCGCACCGGGATTGGCTGCGCCTCACCGACGAAGCTGCCGGCAATGTTTGGGGTCGCCGCCTCGCTCGGTATCCTGATGACGCCCGCATCGGGGCCGAATTGGAGCGATGTGCCCTGCGCCGCCAATGTCGGCAAGATGCGCCGGGCGGTCAGCGGCTGCAGCATCGCCGCGGTCGCGATCTGCACCAACTCGGCCGCCCATGTTGCAAGTGTCGTCGAGGCGCCCGCCACCGCTGCGCGGGTGATGACCGAGGTAGCCTCGTCGTCGGGGTAACGGTCGGCGAGGATGTCCTCGACGGCCCGGTGCTGGATGTAGGCGCGCAAGGCTACCGAACCGGCTCGCCATAGATATTCCTGCGGCTCGACCTCGCGCTGCTGCAGGCCCAGCGGACGGCGCGGCAGGGCCGGCGTCCGGGCTTCGGGTTGCTGCTGTGCCGACCGTATTGCCAGGGAGCGCTCGCTGCGCTCAAGGCTGGCGAGCCGCTCGGTCACCGACTCGATTTCGGCGTTGAGATCGTCCGCCCTGATCGGGTCGTGGTCGGGGTCGCGGGTATGCTCGACAAGGCTGTCGCGCGCCGCGTTGAGTCGTTCCTGAGCGTGTTCGATCTGCTGACTAATGGTTTGCGTGGTCATCGGAGTGCCCCTCGATCGGGGTTGCGTCACGGCATGCCCGCCGGGCGTGGCTATGTCCCGTCTCTGTCCGGCATGCCCGCCGAAGACGAAGGCCATAGTGTCGTCAGAAATGTTCAGCGACTTCGCCACCGCGAGCGCCGCCGGGTTGGCCGGGACGCTGACGATGGAGGTTTCGAGC